GCACCGATTTGATGGCCGCAATTTCGGTCCATGCGTTGTCTTCCTGCATGTAGCCTTCCAACAACTCCTTGTTGGCAATGTTGGAGAGGATGCCAGGAAGGCTCAATGTCGAAAAGCCGCTAGACGCGCGAATATCACGTCGCGGCAAAGCGTATTCGAGCACCTCGCGCACGTTGCCGGTGTGAATGCGATCGCCCGCACGAAGCACCATTCCATTGGCCGCTGCGGCGCGAATCAACAATTGCTGAATGCCCAGCCGGCCGCCGAATTCGCGATGCGCCGCTTCGAGCGTCTGCTCGTTGAACGCCTTGTCGATGTTGGCTAGTCGCAGCCGCTGGCAGACCGCCGCCGCGATGACATCGCCATTGACGTCGCGTTGGCTTGCATGGATCGCAGGAGCGGTCGGCCGCGAGCCTCGCACGATGGCCAATTGGGCCTTCGCGATGATTTCGCCTGCGCGGGCGCGGTAGGTGTCGGCCGACAAGCGATTGCGGGCCGCCTTCGCCTTGAGATCGCCGAGGGCCTTGCGGGCCGTCTTTTTCGCTTCGGCCAAGATCGCAGCCGGCGCGTCATCTTCGATCGACAGCAGGTCGTTGTCGAGCGAATCCAAGGCGTCCGAATGTGCGGCCCGAATATCGACGGCATCCCATGCGGCGCCGGCCTGCATGGTGTCGGACTTGTATTCGGCCTGCATGGTGTCGTCTTGCTTAATCTCCGCGTTTGCGGCCGGAGCGGCAGGGGCCGCACCTTGCAACGCGGCGTAAGCCGCCTTGTAGGCGTCCATTTGCTCGGCAGAAAGCGATTCCATGACCACGCCAAGCGATTTCAACCATTCCTCGAAACCCATATTTGCTGCTCCTCTAATTCGCGCGGCGCTCGCCGCAATACGCACACTCGTTGACTCATCCGCGCCGCGCGGCACGAATGCTACTCCGTACAGATAGCCCGTCCTGGCAATGACAGCCGGCCCGGTAATTGTTTGACCGTTGACGGTCGCCTGCTGACCAGCCGCAAGCCGTTCCAGTTTGTCCGGCGACACCTCGACCGATGCCTGAAACGGAAATCCGCCAGCGGTCGCACTCTCGACAACCTGGTCGCGGGAATCGCTCGCATAGCTCAGCGAGCCAGCCAGCACCAGCCGCGTCCCGTCGTTGTCGATGGCCGTCACATGTCCGACAGGATCGGTTGTCTCGTGGTTGAGATTGGCCACGACGCTAGGCGCGGCCTCTAGCCCGCGTAGGTCGATGACAATCGGATCATCGTAGCCATCGACGTACATCGGGCCGCCGTTGTACGCAACCATCGAAAACGTCGGCACCTTGCCGGCCGCCGCCGCTTGGATGTCGGGCTTGGAACGCAGCCTAACGCGCTTGGGCATTGCTTCCGCCTCCCATCTGCTGGACGGCTATTTGTGTTGCCGATTGCGTTTGTGCGTTTTCCCGCTGCACTTGGGCCTGTTCAATGCTGCCAAGCTGATTCGTCGCGTTGAAAATTGCCAGCCGCAATAGCTCCTTCATCTTCGGCACATCCACGCCGTAATCGCTTGCCATGGCTTCCACGGCGGAATCGTAGTCGTCGCCGGCCTCCGCGTAGACTTGTCGCAGTGTCGTCGTGCCGTTGCGCAGCCGCATGTTGACGGCAGACGCCTCGCTGGTGATGTCGGCCACGGGATGGTTAGGCCAATCCCAGGAGCGTTCGGGCGGGTTGCGCGGATCGCCAAACCCAAACACTAGCGCGGCCTCTCGCCACCACTGCGTGAATAGCTTGTCCAGCACGCAGTCTTCGCAGTCGGCGCGTTCGATATCGACGCCGGCAAAGTACGGCTGAAAATCAAGCCGGCCGCTGGCGTAGTTCGACTGCGAACTATCGCAAGCCGCCATGTTGTAAGGCATGTTTTTGGGCCGCGCCTGCTCGCTAATTTGCGCACGGTTAAAGCTATCGTAGGACGTGTTCGGATGCTGGGCCTGCATCTGCTCGGCACGATAGCCCATCGGCAAAGCGGCCATCATGCGGCGTTCGATTGGCAATGTCGAAAACGGGGCGACCGGCTCCGCGTCGCCCGGTGGCATCTCCGTGTAGAGCAGCGCCGCAAAGCTGGCGGCGGTCTCCGCTGCCGATACGGTCGCCTCTCGCCATCGACGACTAGACGCGCCGACCTGCATCGTGCTCTTGCATTCGGGAACGCCACGATGTTGCTGCGGCCGCCGCATGGCGAACCAGTGCAGCACGTAGCGGGCGGCTACTTGTTTCGGCTGCTGGTAGTACACAGCCCACTGCGAGCCCGGATGCTGCGGCAGGATATCGTAGGTCAGCGGGTTGCCAAACTCGTCAAACGTCACGCCGTCAATCACGCCTTCGCGTCGATAGGGCACGTAGGGCGTCGTTACTTGATCGCACTCGATCGGCACGACGTCGAGCTTAACCGGATGGCTGACTCGAGGGTTAGCGGTCACCACGCCGAACGATTCGCCATCGACTAGCTTGGCGTGCGCCGCTGTCCACAGCTTGCGACGCAATTGGATGGCCTTCGCCCACTTCCTCCACTCGGCATTGATCCGCAGGTCCAGTGCTCGGCTGCCCGTGCGACAGGCGAGCGTAGGCCCCATGCCGACAAGAAAATTGGCGTGAGTTTGGGCGATGCCGTCGGCGTAGCCATTGTTCGCGGCCTCGTACCGAGACCGCTTGACGAGTCGTGTGCGAACGCCCTTGCTATTGGCGGAGTCCGCGTCGTAAGCGTCGGTGTTGGCCCAATAGTTTTGGAACTCGACCGAATCGCTGGCCGCGTCGTATTTCGCTTGGATGTCCGGCCGCTTGGGCCTTTGCGGCGCTTCGCGGACGATGCCCAAGTAACGATCGGTGCTCGACCCGATGGCAATCACTAGCCACCTCCCGGCGGCTTAAGGCGAGCGAACCGCAAGCCAAATCCCTTGGACGATGCGGCTGCCTGCCCGGCTGCCTTGGCGGCTAGGTAGCGATCGGCCTCGATTTGCGCACTGATCGACTGCGCGGCGACGGTCTGCGAGCCAACGGTTACGCTGGCCGGCTGCTTAGCCGTGTTTTCGATTGCGTCGCTTATGGTCGTTGGAGTCGTCATTGACCCCAACTATCCCGACAATACCGGGCGGCGTCAAATCATCGTTGGGCGGGGTACTATATGCGGGATGGGTGCCGTCCAGCTTGCGTTGATCTGCTTCTATTGGCACTTCGCGCGTATGCAGTACCTGCTTGCAATTGCGACAGAATCGACGGCGGCGGCGCTCCTGCCGACCCGCGACAAAATATGAATCCTCAACCCGCCAGTCGCGGCAGCCGCAACGCGGGCACTCCCAGCCGTCGCCGCCTGTTGCTTGCGCCGCTAGCTCGCCGAGGGTGGGTCTGCGGATCACCTCGTCATCCATGTCCCCGCCCCTTTCGCAATTGATCGAGCGTTGGCCGCGCCTGCGACCAATCGCGATGCTTGCGGTCGCTGACGCCTACGCCGCCCAGCTCGACACCTGACACGCTCGCCGCGACGGCGGCGCCGACAACGCAATCAAATAAATGGTTGTCCGGCCTGCCCGGTCGCTGCTGCCATTCGTCACACTCACGCCCTCGACCGGTTGTGCGAGTGCGATACTCGGCGGTTAGGTGCTCGCTAATCATCCTGTGCCGCGTCGGATCGTGGCCCCACAAGCTTAGCGACCCGCCGCCGCCAATAGGCGTCGCGAAACGACTGTAGACGAACGATTTCCAGTAATTCGAATCGAATAGTACGTACCGCACCGCTCGCCGCCCTGCGACGTTGGGCATTCGCCAGTTGTGGCCAAGCAGGTCTCCTTGCCGACGCTTGTATTCCGAGAACGGGGCGCTACGTGCGCCGACGTATTTGCCGTGCGATGGCAATAGCAGTTGGCCATGCCGGCTGCCGGCGCAAAATCCGTAAATCGTGTCGGATTCGAAATTGGCGTCGATCTGTAGCCGCTCAATCCGCAATTGCGCCCCGTCTTCGCGTCGCCACTGCCGCGCCAGTAGGTCAGTTGTCAGGTTTGTCAACCCGGCATGGATCGACGATTCCTTGCCGCCGGCGTTCAGCTTGGACAGTTTAACCCTTAGATCCGCATAGGCGAAATACTGCTTGCCTTGCTCAGGGTACGCGCCGTAGTCGAGCACGTATCCCGAGAAGTTAGGTTCCCAGCCGACGACCGCGTAATATAACGCATCCTGCTGGACGTCGATCATGCCAGTGACATGCTGCACGTTGATGTGGCACACGCCCCGTTCGCGTCCGTTGATCTTGGCCGCGAAATCGGCCGCCGTCGCGCCGGCATCAACGCCGAGGTTGTCGGGCTTCGGATCATTCTGATACTCCGAAAGAAACGCCTCTTCGTTCCGCAGCCGAAGATTGTAGGCGCTTTGCAACGCCGAGCACTCGTCGGGGCGAAAGCGGTCTGGCCACGCGACCACGGCGCCGGCGTGCATGGCGTCATAATTCTGGCGCACAAACTCAGTCGCCAGCGATACGCCCTTGCCACTCCGCAGCGAGTCCAGCCGGATTTCGCGATACTGCTCCCACAGCCTTTTGGCCTCTTCGCTCGATGGCCACTCATACACCATCTTGCATCGCTCGCCCTGCCAGTCGGGGTGCAAGTCGGTCGATAGTAGGCGGTCGGCTAAATCATCCTGCCGGATCACCGTAACAGGGGCGATAGCCGCGATTGCGGTTTTGGGGCCGGCTAAGCCGAGGATGGTTCCGTGAATGATCGATTCGCGGGCCTCCACCTGCGACGGACTGCGGGCGGATTCGTCGGTCTGCGGATCGTCCACGATCACCATGTCGGGGCGTATCCGCTTGCCGTCGCCCAGTGCCGCGACCATGCCACGCATTGACGACGTAATGCCGACGCATCGCACCCTCCCCTCGCATGAATCGCCTGGGACGTCTGCTAGCACAAGATCGGTTCGCGTGATTTCCTGCCGCAGCGTCCGCCCCTGAAACATGAGCCGGCGCTGGTGTATGCCGTCTAGGCGTCGCAATGGCAGCGTCGCCGAGGGGAAATCGGCAAATAGCTCGTCGTTTGTTTCCAGTTCGATGCGGAGGCTTTTAAGCGATTTCGCGCTGGCTTCCGAATCTGCCGACACTAGCACGACGAACCGACGATGCCCGTA